TTTGTCCTGCACACGGCGGCCCTTGGCATCAAAAATGCCAGTGACTGTATGTAGTTCGTCAGTGATGCCATTGTATTGGCTCACATTGGGTGCTAGTAACTGCACGAAATCTGTATCTGATGAAATGATGTAGTGCTCGTCTTGTGGATGCAATGCGATCCAACGAGCAATGATGTCGTCTGCTTCGGCTTCTGGGTGTCGGATAACACTACAGTTTGTGCTCTCAGCCAAATATTTAGTGAAACTATCATAGGTCTCCCAGAACAGTTTGTCCTCTTCTTGTTCTGTTGCGCTGAGTGCAGCACGGGCCACAGCACGGTTCTTTTTGTAGGGTTCGTAGTAGTCTTTGCGCCATGAACGCCCTTCCAGTGCAAAAACCACATGGTCCGCAGAGAACTTCTTGTTCACCTTGTTCACAGAACTCATCACGATGTGCAAGGCGTAGCCAATCTTTTCCCAAGCATCTGCTGCGCGGAAAACCGAATGTCGGGCACGGAAAAATGTGTTTGCTGTGTCAATCAACAGATATCGCATCGGGTTTCCATATGTTGTTTTCTATACAGTATTGTAACACAAAGTCCGCCCAAAAGCAATGGGCATCTTTGCCGAAATGCCATGAATCCGGTTTTACCGTATCGAATCCGGCTTCGCGCAAGATCTGGTCATAAGTGTATTGGGAATATGGTGCGATGTATGCATTGTTCCAATCCTTTTGGTGCCAGGCACCCGACCGGATTCGATCAAATGAATTGTTGCCGTTGAAAAACACATGTGGTATCTTTGCTGCGTTGAGATCCAAGTGCAGTTGCCATATTTCATCGTGCCAGTGTTGTTGACACCAAGTCCAATCTACACTGACTACAAATCGCTTGTACTGATCTGCTAGTTCTTCGGGAACCCAATCTGTGCCCGAACTACCAACCTGTAAGTATTCATCTTTGTACCACCATTCTTCTCGTTCCCAGGTGCTCCATTGTATCACTGCCAGTGCAGATTCCCAAGGCACCAAGTTCTCGATCCATTCGCGTGTGGTTCTTAATATACGAGCATTGGATGCAGCGGATTCAGCATCGCACACCAAGGTGGCATTCAATCGTTTAGCCAGTTGTTGCCCCCAACTTGCTTGAAGATTGTCAGGATGTGGTCGTCGTCCTAGTTCAGGATAGCCGTCATCTTCGGCAAAGGCTGCTGGACTCACTGCTTCGGCAGCAGCGGTATGGCTATCGCCGTTAACATAGAGGATCACGATACTTCGGATCGACCGTTTCCAACATCGGTGCTACGCACCCACATGCCACTCTTGGCGATGGCTTCTTCTTGTTCCCAGGTCTCCATGACCACATGTCTACATACATTTTGGAACCAACGGTCTACGATCTCAGCGTCGGTATCATCCTTCTTGATCATGTAGCCTGCCTTGACCAAGCGAGCCACAAAGATCTCGTTCCAGTCCAGTTCAAATGCACCCTGATGCAAGTTGTTGAGATCCACATCTAGACTTACGATATTCACATACGGCTCTTTGTTGTCTGTAGCGATCTCTTTAGCAGTCTTAGGCTGTTCCTTCGCCTTTTTTTCTCTGGGTGCAGGAGGTTCCTTCGGCTCGGGAGCGGTTGCAGCAGCCAATGCCGCCAAGGCTTTTTCTTTTGCGCCATTTGCGCCAAACAATCTATCAAACAGTCCCATCATGTGCCCCACTCGTTCTTGAATAGTGGCACTTGGAGTCGATCACTATACCGCCATCCTTTTCGCATTGCCATTTCTGCCACTGCCCTATTATTAAGAGTGTACACCCGTTCAACACCACCAACAGGCATAATATACACAGGCCCCGTAAAGCCCCCAGCACGAAACTCCTCCACGGCTCTTTCAGCATCCTTCAAATCCTCTTCTGTTGAGATCACAAACTTCAAATAGGCTGTGCCAACTGCTTCATACTCGGCCACAACCTCTGGACAGATAGCATCCGACCATGACTCACCCGAACATGGCAGTTTAGCACTCACTGAGAATGTGATTTCTCTCGCCAGCGGATTGGTGATGTACCAATCCTGTAAATATTCTTTAAACTCTTTACTCAACTTTTGGGTGCCGTTGGTCTCGAATGTGATCTCTTTCAATCCTGCCATCTTGGGATGATCCAACAAGTCCGGATACTGCTTCTGCCAACCCAGCAATGGCTCACCGCCGGTGATCACGAGATGTTCGTCTCGCCATTCCTTGTGCGGTAGCGTATCCACAATAGCGTGGGCAATCGCATCAGTATCAAGCACGGGAGACAGATGCTTAAACCTAGGATCCCAACTAGCATAACTGTCACAGCCTGTAGATACCAAAGGCAGCGAGTTGTAATCCTTGTAAAGATCTGGGTTAATAGTGTTTGCTTCATCGCTGAGTTCTCCTCGTGGCATGCCAAATCCGGCACATTTAAAGTTGCATCCGAATGTGCGTAAGAACACTGACGGCACACCCATGTATCTGCCCTCTCCTTGAATGCTGTAGAACAGTTCTGCTATTTTGATTTTGCTCATATGTTTAATTGCCTAGGTTAGAGATTGACCAAGATCTCATCAGACCTTTCTTGTCCAATGCCAACATCTTTTCCCAGATGTTTATTTTGTTTTCTAATCCCAATTTGAAGTGCGTTAAGTCATATCCCAACTCAACCAAGTAGTTGGCGATTGTCACAGCATCCTGCATGCGTTGTTTACGGTATGTGTGATGGTTAAAATCTCTTGGATGATCTGGATTGCCTTCCAACATAGGGCGATTCCTAAAAGTGTCGTCATTGTTCTTGCCTGTGAGATCAAATCTCTCATGTTCGATCATGATGGGCACAGTTGTGACAATGTCTAACATCCATCCAATCTGGCTGATCCATGCATCGTTCAGTTGATGCAACGACAGATGCCCAGTGAGTTCTACCCACTTTCTTGGCAAGATAGGAAAGATAGCATAGGGATGTTCATGATTGGTATCGGTCCTGATCAATGTGAATTTGTCCATGTGCTCACGGATCACATCATCCCATGCTTGGGTGGGCATGATAGCGTCATCGTTCCAGAAGAAGAACCAAGCACCGCTACTGTGTTTGGACAGTTCATTTAGATATTCATGCAGTCGAATATACCCTAGCCGTTTGAACTGCATGGCGCTGTATGTGACACCTTTTGAGTCAAGATATGGTGCGATCACATCCACAAAGTAATCAATGGTGTCAGTGTCGTCGTCATCAAATGCTATCAGCACTTCGATTCGTTCAGGCTTTGTGGCTGTGTCAATCAATGTGCGTAAGCATTGTTCCATAGGAATAGGACGGCCTCTTACTGGCAACAATACACTGATGTCTATGTTGAGATTCTGTTCAGGCAAACTCATGGTTGCGGGTGATTGCGGTTTTTCCAAAATTGCGTTTTCTACCAAAATACATGTTCTCCAGAAAGCGATCCTCGCTCATTGTTTTGTCCTCTGCTGTATCAAACTGATACACAGTGATGTTCTCTAATTCAGCATTGTCTTGGATGTAACCCAAGAAGTCGTAGTCAAAAGTCTTTGTCACAGGATAAGAAGCAAGATCTCTATAGTCGATCACATAGTTTCTTTGGAACTGTAACAACTGGTCTTTCACTGCTGAATCAACATTATAGTGTGTGCTCATGAATTTGTCAAGTGATTCAAACACATAGTTGATCATTTTGTCCTTGACCATGTACAGCGTGGTGCGGTGCATGAGATTCCACCCAAACACTTCGATGTTGCCAATGCGGGGATGATCGATACGACCTTTGGTCATCCAGTTCTCAAAGTAACTGCGTGTCTCGGCAAATTGAGATTGGAACCAAGGATCTTGTTGCACCCATGCATACAGGTCTTCGTAGAACTTTGAGTAATCAATGTTTTGTTCTTTGGCTAGATATCTAGCGATATATGTACTCAACCCATTGATATGAAAGGTCTGTACAAAACTTGACCATACCAAGGTATCCAACATGGTCTCTTTTGGAATAGTCTTGGTGCTTACTACCACATCGATGCTTTCGTTCAGGTCCACATCACCGTAACTGCCACTCATGTAATCATACACAGGCACTGACTCTAGCTTGTACAGTTTCTTCTGCAACAGATTCATCTCAGCATTTTCCAACAGCTGACATTGTAGGATGTTGATACCGCCGTGATTGCCTGCACGGAAGATCTTCCAAAAGGCTTCTTTCCAAGACTCAACTGTTTCGCCAGGCAAGCCCAGGATCAGTTCTGTATACACTGGAATATTGTTCTTGTCACACAGGGCAAAGATCTCGTCGATCTTGTGTTGATCCAGATTCCTGCGCTTGATGTTCTCCAACACATCATTGTCCATACTCTGCACACTCACTGTGAGGCCTTGGCCAAAATTAGGTGATTCATCAATCAGTTTCTTAACTATGTCTACTACTTCGTTCTTTTGATTCTTGGCCCAGGTCATAGAGAAACTAGATAGTTTGCCCCAACGCTTTTGCACTTCGATCAGTTTGTCCACGATCATGTTATCGCGTTCCACAAACATTCCGAAGTTGGCGTCAGTAATGGTTACGAATCCACAATGCTCGCCGATCCAGTCCAGTTCATCATACACTCGTTCGAGTTCAAACTTCTTGACCTTGTTGTAGGTAAGACTGCCCCAATCGCAGAATGTGCATTGATATGGGCAACCACGATTGGTTTCC